AAAAGGCTGTTTTTCGCCTTACTCTTTAATTAATGCTCAAGACACTTTCATGTGGGTTGGCGGCGGCCAAAACGAATCTCCAGCAATTTGGGCATTAAACGGAAATAGTACAGTTAAAATCTCAACAACAGCTATAGACTCAATATTAAGCAAGCTGAGTCAAGCGCAAGTCGTTGGCATATATTCATGGGTATATGCTAACAAGGGCGCATACTTTATAGCTTTTTCTTTGCCATCAACAACGCTTGTATATGACACGACATCTCAAAAATGGCATGAACGAAAATCTTTAATTTCAGGAGCTATAGGCGTTTCAAGAATTTCTTCTGTTGTTAAGGCGTACAATAGAATCCTCTGTGGGGATATAGTTGATGGCAGAATTGGTGAGCTAGATGCCGAAGTCTATACTGAATACGGAAACACAATTACCAGAACGATTGCCACGCAGCCATTTCAAAACAATATGATGTCTATATTCTTCCCTAGCTTAGAGCTAACGGTCGAATCAGGCGTTGGCAATACCGCTGTAGAAGACCCGCAGATTGTCTTAGAGCGCAGCTTAGACGGTAAGACATGGAGTGGAGCGGTTGCTAGAGGATTGGGCAAGATTGGCGAGTATAACCGCAGAGCGATCTGGCGCAGGAACGGCAGGGCAGGAAGGTTTGAGGTGTTTAGGTTTACGCTTACCGATGCAGTGAAACCAGTAATCATTCAGCTCACTGCTAATATTATTGGTGGTGATAAATGACAGGCCCAAGGCTTAATGTCGGACAGGCCATTGTTGATGAAGACGGCACAATGGCTCAGGCATTTAGGCAGTTTACGCAGGACGCAAGTCTAAGCATTCCTATTGTTGGGGTAGGTACCCCAGAGGGCGTAATTGAAGCGGCTCAATACAGTTTATATTTGGATTCTAGCGGTGGCGCATCCGCTATACAGTACAGAAAAATGCAGCCAAAAATTGGCAATGATCGCACAAAAGGTTGGGTTTTAGTTTAGGAGAATATTATGTCAGCAGCAGCAATAGCAGCAGCAGCAGCAGCATCAGCAAGTTTAGCTGGGTCGGTTTTAGACAATAAAGCTAATAAAAAAATTTCCAAGGAAATGCAAAAACAGGCAGAAAATAAAGAAAAATTGATTAAGCTTTATGGTCAAAAAGCGGTTGATTCTTTAACGCCAAGTTATAATGCGGCAAAAGAAACTAGAGAAACTGCTGTAAATAGAAATTTAGATCTAACAGGTAAAACTTTAAAGCCAAGGATTGAAATAGGCCAGAAAGGAGACTATATGGCCCAGCAAATGATAAATGCTGGGGTCACTAACTCTCGGGCGGCAAGGCGTGGAGATGCGGTAGATAACAGTTTGTACGCTCCTAAAAATGTTCCCATTGATTATTCTCCGTTGTCTGGATTGACTAACCCTAAAGCGGTGGAATATGCAGGCTTTGAGCAGCCGGACTATACTTCTGCAATTAAAAGTTTTGATAAAGATGCTGCTGCTGCCGCTGCTAAAGAGTTTGATTTAAAACTTGCTGAAAATAAAGATCAGTCATCGCTTGATGGGGCTTTGGCAGGAGGGGCGCTGGGAATAGCCGCAGCTCTTGCTGTTCCGTCAATAGTGAATGCGATAGGTGCGAGCGGTGCTGTTGCTGCTGTAACCGCTTTAGGCGCTCCGGCGTTGGGGTTAGTTGAAAGTGTTATAGGAAAAACTGCTGTTAAGGCTATTGGCGGTGTTCTCACTAATCCTTTGACTTGGGCCGCTGGCGCACTTTATTTAGCTGTAAAGAATGATTTTTGGAAAGACCCAGACGGGTATGTTAGATCAAATGCTGGTTTTCTTGTTGGCCCAACACCGGCTGCGGAAGGTTCTGATAGGGCTTTTGATATAGAGCCTTTTGAGTCCGGCTTTCAAGGAAAAGGGTTTAATCGAAGAGGGTCGCAAGAAGATGCCAATAAGATTGTTGACGTTTTTAGAGAAGCTGATTCTTTGATTACTAATGCGGCGAGAAATGCTGGAGGAAACATTGATCTGTCAAACGCTACACTCAACGGAGTAAACGAAGACGGCCAATACGGAACTTCGGGGACTTTTATGGGCGTAGGAGGAAAGACTTCTGACCTTGATCTTCAAGTGGATTTTTATGCTCAACAGATAGCAAATACAATTACCGGATTGGATGAGGCTATTTTAAGCGAACTTAGAGAAGCAGAAACTACTATTGATATTGTTAACATTCTTGAAAACGTCACAGCAAATAATACTCAATCTCAAACTAAACAAGGGGCTAGTTTTAGCACCGAACAAGTTAGCGATGCCTTAAATTCAGGAGTAATAGCATAATGGCGGGTTTAGCAGGTATACCCTCATCGCCACCGTTTAGTGATGAGACAGTTGATAGGGTAAAAACCTTACTGAACAACGGTGAAGTCGATGTTAATGAAGTGTCGGGATATTTTAGCGTTCCTGTTCCGGTAATCATTCAAGCTCTAACTGGCATATCCAGAGATGCTTATACCTCTGGCGATGCAATGGCTGATGCCGATGTTGATGCTGTAATGAAGATGGTCAACTCAGGCGTGGCAAGCACAGCAGATGTCGCTGATTACTTTTCAGCCACAGAGGAGGTGGTTGAGAGATACCTAACAGACGTTGAGCTATACACGGCAGAAGATATTGTTAAAGTACGTCAGGGCATAGCGGTTGCCTCTGCTGATGCTCGAAATGTTGTTGCAGACGGAGAATATACAGAAGAAGAGATTAACATTGTTGCTGATTCAATAAATAATGGCTTGTTAAGCGCAGCTCAAGTGGGCCAGCAATTCAATATCTCTGAGGCAGAAGTTTTAAGCATCATGGAAAACATATTAACTCCTAAAGAAAGAGCCTCTGTTGCAACAGGTCAATACACAGATAATGGCGATGGAACTTATAGCGATGCGACAGGTAATATATTTAATGAAGTAAATGGTCAGCTTACTGTTGATCAAGCATTAACTGGCGAAGAACTTATTGCTAAAGCTGGAGGAGTGGTTCCTCCAAATGATGCAGCTGATGCTGCTGCTGCTGCCTCTAATGCTGCTAACGCAACCGCTGCTGCTGCTGCTGCGAATAACTCATCCATGGGAACTGCCGCCGCTGCTGGTAATCTTTTAGCTTTAGACGCTGCTGGGGCTGATATTCCAGTAGGGCTGATAGGCGCTGAGAATTCTTTTAAGACTTCCGCAACCAATGCTATTGCGGCTTTGGATGCGCTAAACGCTAGGGGAAGGTCAGACTTAGCAACTCAAAATGCAGCAGGATTAGCTTCTGCTAAATCTCAAAACGCTGCTGCAATAGCTGCAATAAATGCAGGAACAACAAAAGGTGTTGAAGCAAGTAACGCTGCTGCTGTTGCGGCAAGGCTAGACTTAGATACTAAGTATGCTGCCGGAATAGCCGATGCAGAAGCTCAGTCTGTTATAGCTCGGAATGATATTACGGCAGGAAGAGCACAAGGGCTGAATTCTCTTCAGACAGGTCTTAATAACGCAGCAACAAATTTAAACAATAATTATGCTACCGGATTACAGAATGCTCAAAATCAAGCAGCAATAGCTAGGCAAGATATTGCAACGGGTCAAAATCAAGGATTGGCTGAACTTGATGCAGGTCTTGCTTTGGCTAGAAATGATATTACCCAAGAATTTGGCAGAGCCGAAAGGATGTTTGATCCTTATTCACTTGGTGGCGAAGCGGCTTTGCAAAAACAACTAGCATTGTCGGGGGCGTTAGGGCAAGAAGCATTTAATGCTGCTTATCAAGAATCACCTCAAATTGCTTTCTTGCGCGAACAGGGTATGAGAGCTAATTTGGCAGGCGCGGGAGCAACTGGGGGATTGGGCGGGGGTAATGTACAACGAGAATTGCAGAGATTTGGTCAAGGTTTATCTTCTCAGGGTCTTCAACAACAGATAGCAAATTTGGGTGCTTTGTCTAGTCAGGGCTTAAACGCTTCTGGTAGTGCTGCTGGAATTGCTACTGGCGCTGGAACTAATTTAGCTAATTTAGGC